AACCCTAGATATTTTATCGTTTCCCCTAGTCGGTGTAAACTCTTGAACAGGTATTCCCATTCGTCTAAGCTCAAATATAAGGGGAGCACCAGACGCTTTCGCTTCAACAATAAAGCTGTCAGGCTGCCAATCCTTGTACATTTCGAATGCTCTCTCTTTAAGAGTGGGGAACTCCATACGTTCTTTAAGTGCATCCAATAAAATAATATGTGGGTCCTGTTCGTTCTCATTTAAATAAAACACTCCCCAAGTTGTACAGGCTGAATAGTCGGCTCTTTCACTTTTCGTAAATGCCGTATCCCATGACTGAATTATATAATGACACGGTGGCGGCTGTTCTTTTTCCCAAACCTGCCACCACTCTCTTTTTACAAGCGCACCCTCTTCACTCGTTGGATCCTGTTGATACTGGGCTTGCCACTTTGATAACGGTAACTCAATCCTGAGTTTACATAACTCATCATAACTCCAAAACTCAGGCCATAATGGTTTTTCATTCCGCTTAATCGCTGGAAGACTGATTATCTCCCACTCATCACCATCTCGGTCAATCATCGCCTGACAAATCTTGCCAGTCAAATCTCTCTTTGACCAGCGTGTCATTACTACAACAATCGAACCACCAGGCTGTAAACGCTGTCTCGGACCTGACGTATACCATTCGTAAACCTTATCAAAAACCGAAGGATCTCCTGCTGCCAAAGCAGCTTCCTGCTCTGAATGAGGATCATCAATAATGAGTAAGTCAGCTCCCTTACCAGTAACAGTACCACCAACACCAATAGCAAAATACTCACCATTAGCATTGGTGGACCAACGACCAGCAGCTTTACTATCCGACCTAAGAGCCACATTGGGAAATACTTTTGAATAAATGTCACCATCAACTAAGTTCCTCACCTTTCTACCAAACCCAACCGCCAATTCAGCTGTGTTTGAACATTGAATAATCTTCTTATTAGGGTATTTCCCTAGATACCATGCAGGTAATAAATAACTTGCAAATTCCGATTTCGTATGTCGTGGTGGCATATTGATAATTAATCTCTTCGTCTTACCACTCGCAATCTCTTCAAACTTTGCCGCCATCAACGCATGATGATCGCCATGTATAAACCCAGGCCACATCGTCTGTACAAATGTCATAAAGTCAATCTGACCACTCTCCCTGGTCAATGAATCAGAATACGCAGTTGCTAAAGGCATCAATGCCGCCCTCTCATCCTCTGGCAACAAACTTATAATCTTTAACAACTCATCCATTCAAGTTTCTCAATTTAATATATGCTGGTCGAATGCTACGAGTGTACTTTAAGTCACCTCTGCAAACCCCTATTTTAATTAACAATTTCATCTTCCTGTATGTATTCCCACGACCTTTATCGCCAGTCATAAACATCACATCATCTACCGTAGGACCAAAGCCAAAGTTATTCCAATAAGCCTCAATCACATGAAATATTTCTTTCTGCGCCTTTGTCACTTTATTCTCCCAATCAAATCCTGTGTCTCTTCCCAAGCAGAATCATGCAACAGCACATGTTTTAATCGATCCATAAGAATTAACAACCTTTTTCTATCGTGAATAGCCAAATACTGTAAATACTGTTCAACATCATCAAAAGTTAAATTATTCATTATCATCCTCATACGGCTGTTTTTTAGCAATCCTAAATTTATTTATACTGCTACACGGAAAAGAACTTAAAGCTGTGGCATCTCTTAATGTTTTTAATATCGCAATTGCTTGATCTAAAGTAGCCACTTCTATATCAATCTTCTTTTTCCATTCTTCGTAATTTTCCAAAATATACCCCCCTACCCATTTTGTTCTGAATCATTGACGGGTGTACTCTGACTAAACGCAGCCTTCTCAACCCATACAGTTTTTTGCACCCCCTCCCCCTCTATCTTTTGCAATTTATCTATTGCAATTTCATAACTACTTGATTCTACAGGAGAATACGCAACTATTGCATTGCAAGAGTTAATTTCTTGTGATTGAGTGTGTGGAATACTATGCAAGTGCCCACCGTGATGCGAGTCAGAAAAAGGGGTATGCCCCCTCGTGGGGTAGTCAGGAAGTGGATTCGCAAGCCCATCCCCATCTGAAAAATGAGAGTTGGAATCCAGTTCGTGATTACTGGATGTCATTTCTCCCATCGTTATCTCTTTACTCTCTACATCGATTGCATTTGCTGATAGTTCTTCCAGTAGTTCTTGAGCAGTCCGTTTCGTTTTCATGTGGATGGATTTGGAATTGTTTATTGCCAGTTGGACTGCATCCATGAGTTTAGCCTTGAGCGTGTTTGAATCCATCGTGTGAACAATCTCCCGTCTCTCACTAAACAATGCGACCTCAGTCATCTTGCCAACCAATTCGAGTGCCTTGAGTTGTTGTGCTGGTGGAAGCTCGTCATTCAATGCCATGTGCGAGAGCTTGTGTATTGCCATTGCTCTCAAGCGAGTGGGTAGAAGATACTCCTCTACTTCTTTCTGTGCGTTTAAGGCATTCATGTATGTTTGGACATTGGTAGATGCTGAAATGGTGTTTGCGTTTCTACTGGCGGTCTCTCTCTTGCCAGTATGATTGTATGCTCTACGATAGGCTTCTGTCTTATTGCCAGTCTTCACTACTTCTTCTGCGAAGTGTTTTTGTTTCTTAGTTAGTTTGATTCCATTCTTGCTTGTAGCACCGAGTAATACTCTTTCGATTGGGATGGACTGTATGCCTTCGGCAATCTCTTTCTTTGTGAGTTTTTTCATGGGTATATTCCGAGAACAATGTTACCCACAAGTATAAGCTATTCATGGTCTGCGATGATTGTTTTTTCTTTTCTAACTCTTGCATTGCAATAGTTGAAACGCATTTTGAGACGGTTCTGCGTGATTTAATGAGCATCCATCCACAAGTACGGTTTTTAGGCAACCATACAATCAGCCTGAAACCCTTATAAACACAAGGCATAAAAATATTTTAATTATTTTCAATAAAACGCTTGACAGTCAAGTACCACTATCGATTACAATGGAATCATCATCACTAGATGATATTTAATTAACCAAACTGCTAGGAGATTCAAATGATATTAACTGCTAAACAAAAGGCTCAGGCTTACGATTCATGCAACATTATGGAAATGCAAGGTTCATTCGCATATAACCTATCTCGTGCTTTCACTAAGGCAGATAGCACCAATGCTTACAAACTGTTCCATGCTTTCCCTGAATTGTTTACTCAAGCTAAGGAAGCATACGCAGATGAAGTATTCATCCACGATACGATGACTGGAGTAATTGCAGAGTAACTGATGAGACCTCAATGGTCGAAACATCCGAGAGGATGTCTTACTCAATAACTGCTAGGAGAATTATCTTGGAAACAACAATCGATTTATCAGGTTTTATTGGCACTACTGCGTATCACAAAAGTAGTCTCTTTTCTAAAATGGTTCATACCGATGGTGTCGAATCCTTTGCTAGTCAGGCTCATGCTTACTGGTTCTTGGATATCTGCTCTACCGAGATTTATGAATACGCAAAGCGTGGTGAGTATTTTCTTTCAATCAAACTGGTTGTAGTCAATAACCATGCTCAAATACTCGTGAATGATGGGGATGACAATCCAGTTTTCAAAAAAGAAATAGAGTTTACGGACTGCCCTGATGGTTTGTATTCATTCTTTCTGTACGATGATGTTCTCATGTTGACATCGGAGTATTAAATGATTCTCGACAATCCTGATGCCATCATGCGTTACAAATTACTTACCTTGCGTCAAATGCTCAAACTGGAAATTACTGGTATGAAACGTCATGGTCGGTCAGCCTATTCCATCATCAAACAAGAATTAGGACTCAAGGGTAGTCGTACTGCCGTATTGAAAGAATTATCAACAATTTTAGGAAAGGACTAATCATGGATGCTATCATTTTCAATACGAATCTGCAAGTGGTGGCATTCCATCATCTACCCACGAAGATTGAAGCATACGAGTGGGTTGAGCATTACATTG